TCCAATGTCACAAAAGTTATTTAAGAAAAGATTTAGAAAAAATAAATCGACCAACTTATTCATTAGAATGTAACAAAAATATTTTTGACCCATCAAAAAGCTCGCCACCGAACGAATTCATGGAAAAATTAAATAAAAGAATGGATATATACAACCACTTAGAAACCTTATCAAGTTCTCCGGTGATGACTTATAACATGACATTGCTTGCTTCTGCCTTTGGTAAATAATCCAATAATTTATAAATGATATAATTTATGTAATACTTTTGTTCGCAATCTGGAAAATGAATTGCGTTTTCTATAAAAATTAAAAAATCACTCGTGACAACATGTTGTTTATATCGAATAATATAATTCAAAAAATCTTTGATTATATTTTTTTTATTAATGTTATATTTTATACTCGTTTCTTTAATATAAAAGAGTATATCATTCATACTATTTTTATTTTTATAATCAATACATTTTTCATAAACTTCAGCCCATACAATATGATCAATAATATGATAATTATCACAAATCATATCTTGATTTGACTGTAAATAATTAATCATACTACGAATATCTGATTTGAATATTTCTTGTATTTTTTTCAAAGAGCTTTCATCTATTTTTATTTCTTCTTTTTTTGTTATATTTTTTAAAAAATCAATTATTTTTTCTTGAGGCAACTGATTAAATCTCAATCTAAGAAATTCGTTTTGTAATCCCTCGTCTATACGACTAATATAATTACAAATCAAACAAAAACGAACATTATTTGAATAGTTTTGTAATAAATATTTCAGTGCTTGTTGAGCATTTTTAGTCATATAATCCACCTCATCCAAAATAACAAATTTCATACCCTTCGTAAATAATGTTTTGGAATTAACAAATTGGTTAATTTGATTTCGAATAATATCTATTCCTCTCTCATCCGATGCGTTTAAATGAATGATTAACCCCCTATTTTTTTCATTATTTATTTCTTGATATTTGTTGATTAGATTTATAATAGTCGTTGTTTTACCTGTACCTGGTGGTCCATATAAAAGCAAATTTGGGAAATATGAAGTATTTATAATATTTTGTAGTATTTCTTTGTTCAATGGATCCAAGACAATATGTTCAAAATCGGATGGTCTGAATTTTTCAATCCATGGAATAGATTCGTTTTCTGTATTTATATTGATTAAACTCATTGTGAATTTTATACATTACTACCATTTTTAGTTTTTATATATTAGTTTTACTATTTTAGTTATTTTAGTTATTTTAGTTATTTTAGTTATTTTAGTTATTTTAGTTTATAAAATAATTGAATTATATTTCTTTTTATTTATAAATGAATAAAAACATGCCTTCTTCTTTAAACAAAAACAACGAATGTGGATATTTAGAAATATTTATTGGACCTATGTTTTCCGGAAAAACCAGTAAATTAATAGATTTATACAAACAATATTCGTTTTGTAATATTCCATTAGCGGTCATTAATCATTCATCGGATACTAGATACGATAATACAATGTTGTCAACCCACGACAAAGTTATGATCCCTTGTCTTCAAACCGAAACCCTAACCCGCGTTACAAATGAAATGGATAATATTGATGTGATCTTAATCAATGAAGGTCAGTTCTTTGATGATTTGTATGATTTTGTGGTAGACATGTTAAAATTCAATAAAAAAATATATGTTTCTGGTTTAGATGGTGATTTCAGAAGAGAGAAATTTGGTAAAATATTGGATTTAATTCCTTTGTGCGACAAGGTGACAAAAATGACATCTTTATGTAGTTTGTGTAAAAATGGAACACCTGGATTGTTTTCCATGCGTTTAACCAATGAAAAAGAACAGATGTTAATCGGGTCATCCAATTACATTCCCGTTTGTAGATATTGTTATGAAGAAAATGAACAAAAGTAATTAGGCGTTTTCGTTATAATATTTTTTAAAATAACTTAAATCAATGTTTATCTTATATGTTATAATAAATACATGGACGGGATTGATATAATCAACGATATGAATGTACTAGATAATCAGATAATAGAAACGACACCTCAAGTAGTGCCAGTAAAGGGAAAAAGGGGACGGCGATCAAAAAAGGAAATAGAAATGGCAAAAGCATTAGAAAACAATATGAATGTTTCTAATATAAATGATGGTGAAAACTATGTAATTTTATCACAGAATAACCCACCGGAAGAAATTGTAAAACCACCTCCCAAAAAACGCGGAAGAAAGCCAAAAGGAGGTAAAATTGTTCAACAAACAGTGGCTCCTCCCCCAAAAAAAGAAGAAAAACCAAATATCATTTTACATTTGAAATGTTCTGTTAAAGATTTAGACGAAAATAGTGATTTTAACATGAAAAATAATAGTATCGAATCCTTTAATTTTGAAAATTCTAAAAAAGAATTTTTATACGAGGTTATTGATAATAGTCCGGATAAATACCAATCATCTACAAATATACCCCTTACAATGACATACAATTCGAATGATTTATCAAATCAACTATTCATGAATCAGTGTCAAAAAAAGAATATAGACAACGAAGAAGAAACCAAAGAAATATGGCGAAAATTAAAAAATTTAGAATATAATTTACACACGAATAATATTTCAGATAAAAAGTCGGCATGTTTTTGGTGTTCATATGATTTCGATAATCCGCCAATTTATATTCCCAAATATTCTATGAAAGATACATACCATGTATATGGATGTTTTTGTACACCAGAATGCGCTACAGCACATTTGATGTGTGAAAATATAGACACATCTACTAAATTTGAAAGGTATTATTTGTTGAATCATATTTATTCCAAGATTTATAATTACACTAAAAATATAAAACCAGCACCAGACCCACATCACATGTTAGAAAAATACTATGGTTCATTGACGATACAAGAATACAGGTCTATATTAAAAACAGACCGTTTATTTTTAATCGTGGATAAACCTCTTACCCGTATATTACCCGAATTCCATGAGGACAATGATGAATTTATAATAAATAATAAAATCATACCGTCAAATAATTATCAAGCAAAAAGCAAATTAGCAACGATTAAAAAAAATCAGACCAAAAACAGCATCTTGAGTGAAAAGTTTGGGTTGTAATATAATAATAATATATAATATTATTATGATTTCAGTTATAAATGATAAACATGGTGGGTAATTCTTTCATTACGCACATTTTATTATAAATAAAATAAATAAAATATACATAAACCCCTTGGTAATATTATTATATACAAATATATCATAATATGAGTTTAACTGAAATCGTTGATAATTCAATGACCGACAAAAATACAACACATTCATATTTAGAAGTTTATCAAAATTTGTTATTCAAAAAAAAGGAAACCGCTAAAAATGTTCTAGAAATTGGAATAAATAGAGGAGGAAGTATAAAGTTATGGAATGACTTTTTTACCAATGCGACTATTTATGGATTAGATATAAAGAATATTGATACTGTATCAAAAGATATTCTAAATAAAGAAAAAATTATATTATGTACATCAATTAACGCATATAATAAAAATTTTTTTAAAAAACATTTTTTAAATAAAAATATAAAGTTTGATTTTATGTTGGACGATGGACCACATACGCTGGAAAGTATGAAAGACTTTATAAAATTATACTCACAAGTAATGACGGATGATGGAATTCTCATTATTGAAGACGTCCAAGAATGGGATTGGATTGAAATACTGAAAAATGAGGTACCTGAACACTTGAAGCAATTTATTAAAGTATATGATTTAAGAGCTAATAAAAATCGTTATGATGATATAATATTTACAATCGATAAAAGTAGCGAATAAAATAAATACATCATATTAGTTTGTTCTAATCCTTGAGTCGAAGTGTATTTTGTTCAATTTCAGTTTTGAGTTTTTCTTCTTGTTTATGATTATATGATTTCATAGAATCATCTAATTTATGTCTGATTTGTTTATAAATTTCCTGATTAACTGAGGGCGATTTTTGTGCGGGTGTCTTTTTTTCAGTAATCCCTAAATATGACTTTATGACTTTAATGTGGTCGTAATGTGCCTCGGTTAATTTTGAATAACTTGTATCATAATCATAATCGGTCTGGCGCATAATCATATTTATTTTTTCGTTGACCTCGTCTTTATTTATAAAACTGATATTGTCCATTCTATTTATACTTGTAAATATTAAATATTTTTTAAACTGTATTAAACGATATTTATTATAATAAAATATACCCATGAATACAAAGATTGAAAATTTAATAAATGATGTTGGTTGTGTTATCCGCAATGGTGTTAATAAATTAATGTATGATTTTACAGTTCATCACCTAACAAATGAACTTGAAAAATGCAAAAGTGAAATGGAATATTATAAAAATGAATTGGAAAAAATAAAAAAAGAATATTCGTGTAATAAAGAAAATATTGTTTTAGAAATACATGATGATATTTCTAATAAATCTGGTGTCACGAAGAGTACGATTGATAATTTCTTTTCTTTAAATAGTCAAAATATTGTTGTTTCTAAAAAAGAGGCAGAACCCGATGTAGAAGAGGAAGAGGAAGAAGATGTTGAAGATGTTGAAGAAGAAGATGAACATGAAGAAGATGAAGAAGATGAAGAAGAAGTTAAAGAAGAAGAAGCAGTCGCAGGCTTAGAGGAAGAAGAAGAAGCAGTCGCCGGCTTAGAGGAAGAAGAAGAAGCAGTCGCAGGCTTAGAGGAAGAAGAAGAAGAAGCTGAAGAAGAAGTTGAAGAAGAAGCTGAAGAGGAAGCAGTCGCAGGCTTAGAGGAAGAAGAAGAGGAAGCAGTCGCAGGCTTAGAGGAGGAGGAGGAGGAGGAGGTTGATGAGGAAGAAGAAACAGTCGCAGGCTTAGAGGAAGAAGAAGTGTTTGAAATAGAAATTGACGATGTTACATATTATACCGAAAACGAAGAAAACGGAAATATATATTCAGTTGATGAAAACGGTGATCCTGGAAATAAAATTGGTTATTTAAAAGACGGAGAACCATTTTTCTATTAGATAAGATATAGATAATTAGACGCATATTTTTTTATGCGTATAATATAGTATAAATGTTTGAATTATGTGCTCCAGCATTAATATATTTATTTTTTTCAATCACTCAAATATTGATTGATTTATATTTAGGGTTATACAATACAGCCGTTATTAAAATAATAGTCATGATAACAATTACTCTTTTATTAAATATATTATGTCAGCAAAATTTAGGAGTAATCTCATGGATGATTGTATTTATTCCATTTATTTTTCTTACAACTATTGTTAGTATTGTGTTATATATTTTTGGAATGAATGTTGCGCAAGGTAAAATACAAAAACAAACATACAATCCGCCTGAAACGATTATACAACCCAATGAACTTATTTTAGAAAAATTATATCCAAAACATGGAATCACAAAATATTTACATATTCCAATTTCACTCGTTTCAACTACCGAAACTACCTCAGCAGAGCAACCACTGCCAATACCCGTTCAGGCTACATCATCTATGGTGTCAACACAAAAAACTAATAAAATCCCACCGTTTGGTTCGTCATCACCAGAATACGAAAGTTTTGTTTCTTATTAGGGTTTCATGTAAAAATATTAGTAAAACCAATATAAAAACATATGTATTTAATAATATAATATAATATGTTTTTTAAAGTCCTTTCATTCGTGTTACTGTTTCATATATATATGTCAAACGTTTATCCAGACCAACATATGAAACTATTAATAAATTTTTCCTATTATTGTATATACATATATACTTTACTTGAAATGAAAGTCAAACAAATATATTTACAAGTATTTAATGATAATCCGAAATTATTGGAATTTATGAAATATATATCTAAAAAATCGGGTGAGGATAACATAGAAATTATTTCAGGAAATCAATCGATTATCACGTGTAATAAAGAAAATGCGCATTTATATATCACAGATTATTGTAAATTTATTATATATTCTGACCCAGAGCCACAAACGAGTAGAACAAATAAAATGATTATCCATAATACAGACGGTATTAAAAATAATTCATTTAAATACACATTGTGTAATTACATGTTTATATCGGTTGAATTATATATTCAAAACGAGTTAAAACAACTCAATTATGATTTAAATTTATTTTTTAATGGAAATAATTATTATATCGCAAATAATAAAATAGACAAATATGTTATTTGTTTTTTATTGTATTCAAGACATGGTGTTTATCAAAAACCAGAAACATGTAAATATAAATTGAATATAATCGATCAAAGCGCCAATATGTTTCATTTATGTGAAAAAGATGTGATACATTTATATGAAGACAAATATGAAATAATAGAGGTTATTAGTATTGGGGGAAATAAAGAAACTGTAACAGGTGACAATGAAAGTGAAAAAAGCAGTGATGAAAGTTATGAAAGAATAAAAGAATAAAATCAAAAATAAATAATTAATAAACAATATAAAAAAATATAAATATTATACATTATATGGTTACTCCCCAACCAACAATGGCGACAGACACACCACCTGAAACAACTGAATATCATAATTTATTAGATAAATGGACTTTGTGGGCGCATTTACCTCATGATACAGATTGGAGTATTAATAGTTACAAGGTAATATATGATATAGAAACAGTAGAAGGAACGATTGCTATTATTGAAACCTTGCCAGAGGTTTTAGTCAAAAATTGTATGCTATTTATAATGCGTCACGGTATTAAACCAATATGGGAAGATCCTCGAAACCGAAATGGCGGGTGTTTTTCTTATAAAATCTCAAATAAAAATGTATATGATGTTTGGCGTAAGTTAACATATTTATTAGTAGGTGAATCAATCAGTGGTCAAGAGTCATTTGTTGCGAATGTAACCGGGATAACTATATCTCCAAAAAAAAATTTTTGTATTATAAAAATATGGATGTCAAATTGTATAAATCAAAATCCAGCGATCATTACAAATGAAATAAAGGATTTATCTAGCCAAGGTTGTTTATTCAAAAAACACGTGCCCGAATATTAGAAAATGACATAATTTGTAACTATTTTACAAATATTTACAAATAATAATAAATATATTGTTAAAACAAATTAAATATATAGAATTTTATAATAAATAAAAGCTATGGTAGAATTAGTTATTACTGAAAAGGATCCCCAAAAAAAAACAATATGTTTAAACATGATTGTTAAAAATGAATCAAGAATCATTAGAGATACATTACAAAAATTATGTGGTAAAATTCATTTTGACTATTGGGTGATTTGTGATACAGGTTCTACTGATAACACAATCGAAGTAATTGAAACTTTTTTTAAAGAAAAAAATATACCCGGTGAAATTTTTCAACACGAATGGAAAGATTTTGGATATAATAGAACCCAGGCACTTATTTGCGCATATGAAAAAACCGATTATGTTTTCATTTTTGATGCGGACGATGAGATCGTTGGTGAATTTAAATTACCTGATGTATTAGATCATGATGAATATATGTTTCAATTTGGTAATCATATCGATAATAATATGTATGGAAGACTATTACTCGTGAATAATAGAAAAAAATGGATATATGTGGGTGTTTTACATGAGGTAATTGTGCCATTTGAACATCAACCAACACGATACACTATATCTGGTAATTATTATACGGTTTCTGGTCGAAGTGGTGATAGAAATACGAATAATCCAGACAAGTATTTGAAAGACGCAAAAATATTAGAAAAAGCATATTATGAATGTCTTGAAAAGAAAGACCACTTATATGTGAGATACGTATTTTATTGTGCTAACAGTTATAAAGACCATGGGGATTTTGAAAATGCGATTATTTGGTATAAAAAAACACTAGAACACGAAAATTGGGTTCAAGAAAAATATCATTGTTGTGTTCAATTATATCATTGTTACACGTCATTAAAACAACCAGAAACCGCATTTTATTATTGTGTAAAATCTTATAATTACGATAGAGAAAGAGGAGAAGGATTATTTAAGTTAATCGAACATTATTGTTGTGAAGGAATGAATGAAGTCGCGTATTCTTATTATAGTTTAATTAAAGATTTTATGGAAAATAGATATTTAAATACAGTGATTTCAGACAAATTGTTTTTGGATAATAGTGTATTACAATTTTTACTTCCATATTACATGATTATTGTTTCTGAAAAAACAAGAAATTTTAATACAGGTATTCATATGTATAAAATCATTTTTAATAAAAAATTTAGAGGAATGCAGGAATTTTTTATAAAATGCCTGTTATTTAATTTACAATTTTTTACCAATCATATTCCAGAAAATGATCGTGCCGATTTTTTCAAATCATTTGACGAGTATGTTACATTTTTACAAGATAACGGTTATCCTATTTCAAGTTATGATTTTATGGATAATTATCAAAAACATAATGTAAACATAAAAGTAAATATTGATTTAATTGAAAATAAAGTTTTCCCAATTGAAATTTGTAAAGAAAGTAAGAAAATATTATTTTTTACGGGATGGTCTGGTGAAAAGTGGAATTATACGACTAGTTTATCAAAAGCATTAGGTGGTTCAGAAACCGCCGTTGCCTATTTAGCGAAACAATTTCCAAAAGATTATGAAATCTATGTCAGTGGCGATGTAGAAGAAGAAACAATTGACAATATTAAATATATACATTTATTCAATCTTCCAAATTTCTTTAGAGAAAATCCAATACATACAATTGTTATATCAAGATATATTGGTTTCTTGGAATTATTTTCACAACATTTATCATTTTATAAATTATTTGTATGGGCGCATGATACATGTTTTCATGCATACGGTTCGAACTTTTTAGGTGAACCAGAAATTATTAGTAAATGGAATAGCCGAATTAATAATATAATATGCTTAACACCATGGCATAAAAATCTATTTTCTGAAAAATACCCTGTTTTAAAAGACAAAATCGTGACTATAAACAATGGTATTATCAATGAAATGTTTAAATATCCATTGAATCAAAAAGTTTCAAATCGTTTTATTTACACATCTTGTGCTGAACGAGGTCTTGGTAGATTATTACAATTGTGGCCTCAAATATTAGAAAAATACCCAGACGCAACGTTAAAAATATCGAGTTACAATCATTTCCCTAAAAATCAAGAAGAAGAAAAGATGTTGGAATATATTAAAGAAACCCCAAGTATTGAACATTTGGGTAGATTAGGTAGAGACTCATTATATGAATTAATGTCAACGGGTGAATACTGGTTATATCCAAGTTATTGGCCAGAAACATCATGTATTACTGCTCTTGAAATGTTACGTTCAGAGGTGGTTTGTGTTTATTTCCCAGTAGCGGGTTTAACAAATACAATGAAAGATTATGGTATTCCAATAGTAGAAGGTCAAGAATTAGAAGTGTTATTTTCCATTACAGAAGAACAAAAAGATATATTAAGATTTACTGGTAGAAAATATGCCGAAAATAGTAGTTGGGGAGAAAGGGCAAAAGTTTGGTGTAATATGATTTTTTCTGAATAATTCGTACTTTCATGATTGATAATATTATTTTTATCTTTTTGTAAAAATAAGATTATTAAGGAACTGGAAAAGGTCTTTGACTTTTTTCTACAACAAGTGGTTCGGGAATAAAAACCGGTATTCTTTCAAAAAAATTAGCAGTTTCTAATTTTTTCAATTCAGGAACTAAAGGGGCTTGTGGTTGCACTAGATTCGTGGAATTAATACCAAATAAAAACGATTCAATTTGAACAGCGTTATTAGAGAGTTTATTCCAAGGCACTTGTCCTGGATTCACACCATTTCCAGGTAACATTGTGCTGTATGCCGCACCATATTGAGAGTTTGGGTAAAGTGTATAAGTTTCCATATCTCGGTATTGTTTTTGTTCTAAATTATAATTTCCTAGTGTATTTAAATTTCTGGTAGATGCCATATTATTATAAGTATATAATATTATTTTTATACAAAAACTAATTTAGCAAGTTACTAAGTAATTCCAAATGTTTTTCTTCTATTGACCCATTTTCTAAAACATCACAAATACATAAATGTGTCGCAAATAAATAATCATATGAAAAAAGAACCATAAATCCCAATTCTAAATCCTCACTTAAAAACATGTTTGCTACTTTTTTCATACATTCTTGTAATTTTGCGTTTGATTTAACGCCCGATAATTCATATATTCTTTTCATTTCTGTATTTATTGTGTTGTAATCAAATTCCACCAAATTAAATATTTGTAAATAATCTGTCTGATAAATCAAGTCACATATA